GCAGTTCACTTCTGACCTGCTACAGTACCCAAGCAACCGACACCCCATCCCCATGATCCGCATTCTGCCTGCCGCCTTCGCCGCCCTGACCCTGATCATCGGCACCGCTGTTCACAACTCCGCCCAGGCAACGGTCAACGCTCACCAGGAGCGCATGGCAGACGCTATGTGCAATGCCGACCCTGCCTGGTGTGGTGAGCACCGCTGACCTGCTACAGTACCCAAGCAACCGACACCCCCCTCACCATGGCGATCTTCTCACAGTGCTCCGACCTCCAGACCCGCGAAACGATGTGGGTGACCCGTAAGACTGACGATGCCCCCCAGGATCGCTTCGCTGGACAGATCAACCCTGCCGAAGGGTACTGGTGGGCAGCACGTTACGCCGAACGCTACGCCGACGACGTGGTGCCCCTGGAGGGTTGACCATCCGCCCCCGACCCTGTAGAATTCCAGAGCAAACCGCACCCCACCCCATGCTGGACGGAACCATCGCCACCGCCTTCGACGACCTGACCTCCTTCCAACTGGAGGAGTGGCTGTGGGAAGGCAACCCCACCGCCAAGGAGGAGCGGGCCATCTTGAAGGAGCTGGTATCCCGCCAGCAGCGCCTGGAAGCAATCGCTGACCTGCTCTGGTGACCCCTACGGGGCACCTTGACGGGTGCCCCACCCACCCTGTAGAATTCTGGAGTACACCGCAAGGGAACCATGCCTGAGACCTTCACCGAGCAACTGCTGCACATCGCTGACGACTGCGGGTGCATCACCTATGACGACGCCCTGTATGCTGCCGACCTTCACGGCAGCGTGAATGAGTTCCTGCAGGAGTACGGCACCGCTGACCGCTGGGGCATCGACGGCATCGACGCTGGCGAACTGCTGACCTGGTTGGGATACTGATTCCCTACGGGGCACCTTGACGGGTGCCCCCGACCTGCTATACTGAACAAGTTCCACACCTGAACGCCATGACCACCGCCTTCACCGAGCAGCAGCAGATCGACGAGGCATACATCCCCACCGAGCAGGATTGGGAGGACGTGTTCGCTGAGGAGCAGGAGCACAGCTTCCTGTTCAGCGGTTGGAACACCCGCCGCCAGCGCCATGAGATCCTCGCCTACATGGCACCCACCGCTCAGCAGGCATGGGAGACCTGCGCCCGCCTCAACCCCGACCTGCAGGTGGTTCGCTGGGACGTGGCAGACAACTTCTGACCCCTGCGGGGAGGGTTGACCCCCTCCCCTCCACCCTGTAGAATTCCAGAGCACACCGCAACCGACCATGACCAGCACCACCATCGACGGCATCCAGTTCACCATCACCCGCCTGCCCGTGGCGCACGGCACCCGTGCCAACCGCTGGGCGAATCAGATCAAAGGCGGCAGCACCCGCGTTCGCACTCACGGCGGAGCAGCAGGCAGCAGCGCCACCCGCATGAGCACCGCCAACAGCGCCCTGGGCGACGTGAAGTGACGGCACGGGGGGCACACCGCCCCCCTTCATTCGTTCGTGGCGCAGCACAGTATAACGATAGCGTGATGCCGTTCGTTCGTGCTAAATGGCAGTATTATGGTATAACGGTATCGTTATGGCGGCGGGCGTGGGCTTAAAAGCGATGGATCCCCTAATCTATAAAGTGTTACCCAAATGAGACTTATAATACTCTCAAACCAAAAAAATTTCCCCCATAAAAAATTCCCCCACAGGTCGCTTATAATTTTAAAATATACTATATAAAACAAAATGTAAAAAAGAATGGAATGAAGAAGAACTTTGAAGAGGACTGCCAGTTATTGCAAGTTGATCCTGTGAGTGGACAGTATTATGTGATAATTCCCGAGTGGATTGTGAATGAATTTTCATGGTACGAAGATACTGAAATAAAATTAAAGATCGACGGAGATGAAATAATTTTGAAAGAAAACAAAAATTAGAGAAATTGACATTTTATACATAATACTGTATGATACTGAAGTAAAATTATTCCTATTATGTCTAAAGGATTTACCGTAAAAGCAAAGGCACCAGTTGCCTCAACTTCATCAGAACCAGAATTTGATTACGAAAAGGCAAGAGAAATTATTCGTGGGAAATCAATTGTTTTTTGTCTTCCTGGTAGAGGAGTTTCTTATACATTCTTGAAGAATTTCGTGCAGATGTGCTTCGATCTCGTGCAGAACGGGGCAAGTATTCAAATTTCTCAAGATTATAGTTCCATGGTGAATTTTGCCCGTTGTAAGTGTTTGGGGGCAAACGTTCTTCGTGGACCTGATCAACTTCCTTGGGATGGAAAATTAAATTATGATTGGCAACTTTGGATTGACTCTGATATTGTATTCAACACTGAAAAATTTTATCAGTTAGTCTTAATGGACAAAGATATTGCTGCTGGGTGGTATTGTACCGAAGATGGTATGACTACATCCGTTGCACATTGGTTAGATGAAGAAGATTTCCGTGGTAATGGTGGAGTCATGAATCACGAAACTCTTGAAACAATCTCAAAGCGCCGCAAACCATTTACTGTTGATTATACGGGATTTGGTTGGTTACTGATTAAGCACGGAGTATTTGAAAATTCTGAAATGAAGTATCCTTGGTTTGCACCCAAGATGCAAGTTTTTGAATCTGGCGAAGTTCAAGATATGTGTGGAGAAGATGTCAGTTTCTGTTTAGATGCAAAAGAAGCAGGATTTGAAATCTGGTGCGATCCACGTGTACGAGTTGGTCACGAAAAAACAAGAGTTATTTGATGTCTAACAAATCTGACGAAAAATACAATATTCTGTGTAGAGGACGTAAAATCTACACTAATCTAACAGAGCAAGAATTTTTCGACATCTTGGAGGACCTGTCATTTCAATATTATAAGACAGGTTCTCCAAATCCATCTGAAATACAAACTGAAATCGTAGGAGATTAATTATGGCAGTAAAAGTAAAAGGTGGTCTGAATAAGCGCACGTCTTATATTCCTGGACCTCCGAAGAAAACAAGGCAGGGAGATGGTGATGGCACCAAGTATGCTGCCACGTCTCGCAATAAGGCTCGTAAAAAGTATAGAGGTCAAGGTAAAGGATGATTGATGACCTTGAGGAGTGGATTGATAAACTAAAAAAATCCCATCCAGACCTCAAAGGTTTCTCGATATGCCCTTTTGCAAAAACAAATACATATAAAATTATAAATTGTTCAATTGACGATATCAAACCTCTTGATGAAGAGTTTGGTGTCGTTATTTTTGTAGTTGAAGATGATTTGGATATAGATTATGGATATCAAAAAATTCAAGAATTGAATGAATTGTATCCAAAATACAAATTTTTTGATGATTTTAGAGATGAAGTAAGTTTTATTAACGGTGTTCAAACAAATAATGGACTTCATAACCTAATATTATATCAAAATGAACAATTTTTGACTAAAATGAGAAAAATTTTAGCAAAAACTGGATATTATGATCTTTGGGACGATGAATACCTAAAAAAAATCTTGGAAAAAGACTACGAAATGGTTCAAAATATTAGAAATAAATAATTTTTTATCAAAATTGAATTGAAACAGTTTTCAATGGGAAATCACCTTCTTCTTGAAGTGTATGATGTCGATTCTAACCTCATTAATGATGCCATATCTCTCCAAGAAGCAATGGAAAGGGGCATTAATCGTGCAAAAATGACTATTTTGAACATTTTTTCACATTGTTTCGTACCTCAAGGGTGTACAATCGTGATTTCTCTCGCAGAAAGTCACGTTTCTTGCCATACATGGCCTGAAAATGGGTGTTTGGCAATAGATGTTTACACCTGCGGCGAAGGAAATCCAAAATTAATTGCTATTGAACTGTTAAAATACTTAAATTCTGATAATTATAAGTTAAGATACTTGTATCGTTAAATACTGGTAGGGGAGATAGCAACCTCCTTCCAAAAAAAGTTCTGTTTTTACCAAAAAACAGGAGCTAAAATGTCAAATTTACCAGTAGATAGAGATCAAAACTACATGCATCAAATGTGGGGCACCACAAAATTGGTTACTGATTACAATTCCTCTCCAGAAAAGAAAAAAGTAATTCAGGAAATCATGCACGATGAAATTGGAAAAAATAAATTCAATTTATCGGAAAATTCCCACAAATCTATAAGAAATGATGTAGATTATGATGATTGGAATTATGGAACAGAGCCAATTTACGGACGTCCATGGACCTAGTATAAATAAAAAAAAGTACATCATCTAATATTTTAATGGCAATAACGAGAATATCAAAAGGATTTAAAGATATTAGTTTATCTTTTGATATGCACCCAGTTACCAAAGATATTCTCGTTTTGACTAATGAAACTGCGATTAAAAAGTCTATAAAAAACATTATACAAACAATTCCATCTGAAAGATTTTTTAATCCTTTGTTTGGATCTCAAGTAAATCCTAGTTTATTTGAATTTATAGATTTTGGTACTGCTTCTATATTGCAAAATTATATAGAAATTGCTATAACTAATTTTGAACCAAGAGTGACTGATATTGAAGTTGAAGTTACACCATATCCAGATTTG